TTTTGTCTTATGATTAAATTGTGTGTTTTTTTTGACATTAATTGGCTTCGCACCTGCACCGATTTACCATTGATAATTAAATCTGATCCATGAAAATTATTAACACTATGGCTAAAATAAGTTTCGCACATTTTTGCCAAACTCATTTCCGCTAACGCACCACTAATAGTCATTCCCCATTTCTCATACTGGTTGAAGTTTGCGTTGTGTCCCCATGCGATCCCTTGTCGTAGGCTTTCAATTTCTCTAGTTAAACCTGTCGTTGCACCAGCTAAAATCTCCTCCCACTTTAAAGTAATCTTATTCATTTTAAAAACTTTTGAAAAACTCCTAACAACTTGGGATTGTGGATTAATAATCTAACAAAACTCTCACTTAATTTATCTACTAACTTTTCTTCTCCACATCTTCCCACATTAATATTGTCTTTTGAGCATAACAGGTGGTAAAGCTCATGTAGAAAGGTTATGAGGACATTTTTATGTGATTGATTTTTATAAATAATAATTTCATTATCGGCTGGTACGAACATACCTACGCAATCTAGGTCTTGTGATTCCTTTCTGCCCATCCACCTTATCTTGATTTTCTCTCTTTTGTAGTAAACGGCATCTGGGAGCATTTAAGGTTTTTACCCTATAAAAATATATTAATCAATGTTTGACTTTACTAATTATTGATAGTAAATATGTTGTCAATGAGTGAACTTGATAGATTTACTGACCTTGCCTTTATGCAAGGAGATTTTAAAAAGGTTAATACCTCTCCCTCTCAAACAGCATTGAGTAATTGGATGTGGTTCATTAAATATCCTTTATCTCTCCATCTAAATTTTAAACCTGAATCTCCCTCTATTTCATTCAAATCTGGCACAGCAGTTCATCAATACTTTCAAAATATTTTAACAGGTAAAATGAAAATTGGTGATGTTGAAAAACAATATAAATTAATGTTGGACAACTTTACCTTTATTGAAAAGGAAAAGGTTAAAGGACAATTCATTTTAAAAATTATTAAAAAAATGGTGGAAAACCATCTGCAAATGTTAATGGAAATTTCAGGCAACTACATGAAAGATTGGGAAGTCGAAGTTTCTTTTTCTAATTGGTACAACGATAAGTATATGGGTCAAACTTTAAATCTTGCCACCGAAGGTGCGATTGATTGTCGTAACCAACCTCTTAAAATATTTACCGAACATAAAAATAGATTTCCTACTGTTTATTTAAGTAGTGCAAAAAAACATAAAGGAAAAGAAGTTTGGAATAGTAGGAAGCCCAGCAAATTAAAGTCTCCTCAATTTACGCACCTGATTGCAATGTCCGTTTATTCCCAACATCTAGGAAAGGAATATCAACCAGCCATTCTTTATTGTGATGAAGATGGGGTGCTACTTTTCAATCAACATAATTGTGAAGACTTAACACAGGAAGGATTGAAATATTATTTTAATAAATTTATTCAGATTAATATTCAGCGACAGGAAATGTTGAGGATGGCAAATGGCAGTATAAAAAAGTTGGCTTGTATGGTTGGAGTGGACTGGTCTGAAATTAAAAGAAGTAAGGATAATATTTTTCTTGCTCACATTCAGGAAGAAGATATGCAAAAAATGGAAAGGTTCTACGATGGTTTATAAAGTTCAAGATGGGATTAGCAGCGAAGATATAAAAAGAATTATTAATAGTGAAGTATTAGAAAAATGGGTAAAGGATAAAGTTAAAGAAGTTTATCATCAGGAAAAGGAAAAAGAAATAAAAGAAATAATAAAAGATGTAGAGGGGAAAGAAGGGACAATATGATAGATGAAAAAATAAAAAAGATATTAGAACAATTTAAAATCAATCCAGCAAAAGCCTTATGGGATTGTCATGGTACACAAATTATGTACCACCGATACATCGAAGAAATTGGAGCTAGTGCTGGAGTTCAAGTTATTAAATATGAAACCATCAAAGCAGACGAAAGCACAGCAATTGTCAAATGTCATGCAAGGTTAGGAAAAGTGGATCAGTTTTCTTATGGAGAATGTAGTCCAAGAAATTCTAAAAATGCTTACCCAGTAGCGATGGCAGAGAAAAGGGCATTTGATAGATGCGTTTTAAAATTGGTGGGATTGCATGGTCATGTCTATGCCATTTCTGAAATGCCTGATGAAGAAAACATCTCAAAGAAAATGAGCCATTCAAATAATTCTGTACCTAAAGCACAACCTAAAACAAATGGGAAAAATGAAAGTATAGATAACCTTTTTATTCGCACCAGTTTGGAAGTCATTCAAAATGGAATTGATAAAAAGGAATTTAAGACCTTGAGCTTTAAGATAGAGAAACTCAAGACACTAATTCATAAGGCTGGTTTGTGGGATTCGTTTGCCAAGACTAATGAATTTAAAACACTAAATAAAATGAATCTTATTATTAGAAAACATATAACTCAACAAAGGAGGAACTAAGATGGCTTTTGAATTAAAAGCAGGAGAAGGCTACTTGAATAGAGATCAAGAAAACCCAGAAAAATATTGGGGTTCATATAAAGTAAGTAAAGATATGAAAGCTGGAGATACTATTAATCTTACGGAGTGGATTAACACAAAGGAAGATGGTCGTATCGTACATAAGTTGGTTGAACGTAAGCCTAAACAGGCTTAACTTCATTAATGGGGTGGTGTGAAACCACCACCTTTTTAAAATGAAAGTTGTAATTATGTTTATATATTTTACCACAGGAGCAATCCAACAGTTACCAGTCTCTTTGCAAAAAGGACAAAGCTGTGGCGATAAACTGATGGAGTTAGTTAAAACTAATGAAGAAGAAACAGGAATTTTTTATAAAGGAAAACAAGTGATGTTGCACTATTGCAAAGATGGAAAAGGAGAATGGGTACAATGATTGATCTAAAAAATAGATATGAAGTGTTAATGAAAAAGAATGAAAGATTAAGTTTTAGAATTACTGAACTGGAAGAAGAAAATTTTAAACTTAAAAAAGATATGTCTTTAATGGAGGAGGGTCTTCAAGCTGAAGTATTAGCTAAAGATAAAGAATTAGGGAGGTTAATGAAAAAAGTAAATGACAAATGATAATATAAAATACATCAACAAAAGCTCTAAAGAAAGAATGGTCAGGGAGTTATTAGAAAAGAAGGGGGAAGACTATGGTAACTTTAGTAACAACGCTTATGTGGTTGCTAAATTTATTCAAGGGGTTTTGGAGGTTGTTAATAAGCAACACTTAACCGTTCCCATTACTTTAATTCCTCAACTAATGATTGTACTTAAATTAACTAGAACGATTAATGATGGTACAAAAAAGAATCTTTATAAAAACGACACCCATTCCGACATTGATGGCTACAATTCTTTGTTATAAGAAATGATGAGGGTTGCAGATCAGGAGGATAAAAATGAAAAATAATAGTAAAGTTTTTTACAGTCCTCAAATTAAAAAGATCCTTACCTTTATGTCTAAATATCATAAAGAATATGAAGCCTACCCCAAGTTGAATGAGATAGGAAAATCTCTTGGTGTTTCCAAACAAAGGATAGGGGTACTTTTAAAACAAGCTGAACAACTAGGACTGGTTGAATCTCACAACTATTTCATGCGAAAGTATAGCTTGAATAACTTGGCTAAAGAAGGTAAGTTGAAAGTCAATAATTACTATAAGTTGTAATTATGCAGAAATGTAAAAAGGTGTGGAACTTAGAGATGACGGTAGCAATGGAGCAAGATTTTGATAGCCCTGAATTAGCCGCTAATCAAATTCAACCCTCCGATAAAGCAAAGGTTAAAGAAATTACCAGTCAAAGAATCATATTTTCCACAGTGAAACTGTTAAAGGAGGATAAGGCAGATGGACTACGATCCAAAGAAAATAAGGGAGTTAGAGGGTCAGGTACAGGAACAAACTAGGCTGATGTATAAAGCTAAAAGCTGGGTTTATAAAAAGCAGGATGCTATATTAAAAAAGCAGGAAGACCTTCAATTAGAAAAAGCAAAGCAAGACACAATTACGACTTAGTTTATTTATA